CTGTTATGCCAGTGCAATGTGGACTGATCCAGTTGCCAATAACAGGCTGAGCAAAAAATATGTATGGTTGGAATTAAGAAGATTAGCCATCGCACCAGATGCTCCAAAATTTACGGCAACTTGGATGATCAGCAAAATGATCAAGAACATAAAGAAAACATTTCCTGAAGTGAGCAGACTGGTGTCATACCAAGACACTGAAGTGCATAAGGGAACAATTTATTCGGCATCAAATTGGAAAAAAGACGCTGTTTGTACATTTCAAGAGTGGACAACTACAACAAGAAAAAGAAATTTTCTGCAAACAAAGTCGGACAAGATTAGATGGATTTATGAACTGGAGATAGAAAATGAACAACAACTTGAACTCAAAAGAAAAAGCATATGTGAGCCTAGTGAAAGAACTTCCTTGCTCAGTCTGTGGGACTGATGGCCCTAGCGACGCCCACCACGTCAAACAGCATAGGCAATACACCGTCATAGCACTCTGTAAGAGTTGCCACCAAGGGAGCAAGATGGGTTGGCATGGGGAGAAAAGGGCTTGGGCAATAGCCAAAATGGATGAAATTGATGCCCTGAATATCACTGTCAAGAGGGTAGTGGAGTTGATTCACAATAGTTGAGTGGCAACAACTCCACTTTAAGCAAAAAAACAACAAACTAAAATATTTTCAATTATTTTACAAAAATAAGGGTTTCCCCTAGACAGAATATCTAATATTTTGTTAGACTACAAGAACTGAAACAAATTCAGGTTTAACCAAAAAGGAAATTATCATGATTACAGAAACACAAGCAACTATCCAAGCTCTCGCAACAGTAGAGTCTTTATCATCTGACATCGATGCACTCTACGTGCTCGACCAACAAGCCAAAGCATTGGCTGACAAAGTCAAAGAATTAAAAGCTTCCATCGCCAACAAGTACGATGTAGGCACACACAAAGGCGAGTTGCACTCAGTCAACGTTGCTCTCTTCGAAGTCAAGGGTACAGTTGACTATCAAGCTCTCTGTGTTGCATACGGTATCACAGAAGAAGTTCTCAACACCTTCCGCAAAGAAGGCCGTGCTGACATCCGCGTTACCCCCAAGAAGTAAATTTAATGCCCCTTCGGGGGCTATAAGGAGATATTCATGAGCGACTCAGTAAGAATTCAAGCAGACGAAAATCGTGCAGTATATGTTGGACAATTTGATCAAGACATTTGGTTGTCCATTCAAGTGCATGGTGGGGGTGCCCACTGCGTTATCCCAAGGGATCAAGCTAAGATAATGCTTGAGACTTTACAAAACTTTTTAACAAAAGAGGTGATATGAATGAGTTGGCTCTTTTCGCAGGCGCTGGTGGAGGCATTCTCGGAGGACATCTGCTCGGATGGCGAACCGTCTGTGCAGTCGAGTGGGAACCCTACCCAGCAAGCGTATTGTGCGCCCGACAAAATGACAAAATTCTTCCGCCTTTCCCGATTTGGGATGACGTACAAACCTTTGACGGAAGACCGTGGCGAGGAATTGTGCAAGTCGTATCGGGAGGCTTTCCTTGCCAGGACATCAGTTCCGCAGGCAAGGGAGCTGGTATCTCAGGCAAGCGGTCAAGTATGTGGGGACACATGGCACGGATTATTGGCGAGGTACGACCCCAATTCGCATTCGTGGAAAACAGCCCAATGCTCACTGTTCGAGGACTTGGAGTTGTCCTTGGAGACCTTTCCGAAATGGGGTATGACTGTCGGTATGGAGTTGTATCCGCTTCCAGTGTTGGTGCAAACCACAAGCGAGACAGAATCTGGATTGTGGCCTACTCCCAACACATTGGAGGGACTGAAGCCCAAAAAGATAGAGAGAATTATGGAATACAACCAGAAAGCTCGTCCAGGTCGCAGTTATGCGTCAATGAATTTGAGGGAGCAAGTTGTTTACGGGAAACAACCGATATGGCCTACACCCAACGCATGGGACGGGAAGAGAGGTCCAATGAGCAAAGAATTGATGGAGTCGGGAGCACATCAGATTACCTTGGTAACTGCGGTGAAACACTTTCAAACTCCAGTAGCAAGAATGTTCAAGGACAATGGACAATCCCCTGCGGAGTTGAACAGAAACTCGGAGACATTGGCAATGCAAGCTGGTGGGAGTCTGAACCCAACGTGGGTAGAGTGGCTAATGGGGTGGCCTCTAGGGTGGACAGACTTAAAGCCATTGGAAATGGACAAGTCCCACTCTGCGCTGCAACAGCATGGACATTATTAAATAAAAGGTTGGAGGAATAAAAATGGATAAAGATTATGTTTATACCCCAGCGGGCACCGACATCGCCATTCGGTGGAAGGCCATGGGATGGATACCACCAAGCGAGCAGCCAGAGTATCAACAGAAGTGGAAGTTCTACCAAGAGCTACCCATGAGAAAGTTAGACGATAATGCCAAGAAAGAGTATGAGGCAGTCATGCGTAAGGCCAAAGTAGCAAGGATTAAATAATGGGATTTGCAAAACAAATATCTCCAACTAATCGAATACTTGAGCAACTAGACTTAAGTGAAAAAGTTCATCGCCTTGGCATGATAGTTCCATTAGAGTTCAAAAACGAAGAGGGAAACAATCTAGCAATCTGCTCATCATGCTATGTTTTTAGCGCTCAAAAATTGCAAGAGTTTGTTTCTGAGATTGTTGATTTCTCATACGATGAAACTTTTAATTTGATTAAAAGAAAAATGAGACAGATGGAGGAAACAGAATAATGGAAAAGAAAGAACTCAGTGGGTTGGCTCGCCAACTCCTACAAACATCAGGGGCTCAGACGTTCTTCACTCAGGCAGAGTTTGACGATGCCATAGCAATAGCCCAGGCAGAGATCATGCACATAGCAGTGGAGACCACCAAGAAAGCCATCTTTATTGAGCGCCAAGCATGCGCAGAATTGGCATTGCAAGGCACGGATGAGCCTGTACTGATCAAAACATTGGAAATACTCCAAGCAGAGCGTCAACGCATTCATGATGCCATCCTGAACCGCATACCATCACAAAGGCAGTAGTATGAAAGACAAAACTGAATGGGCTCTATACTTGACGTATGTTTTTGCAGTTGTGGTGATCTTATTGGACATGCTATTTTGGAGGCAAGGATGAACGATAAAGAAAGAGAAGAGTTAGATCAAAAGTTCGAGGAAGAGTACCAACGCATGGTGAGGCGCAATGACTGGAACGCAACCATCAGGATGGAGGTACCTTTGACCACCAAGCTTGTAATCCCTGACATGTTCAGGAATGCAGTATTGGAAGAAGTCGCGCTAGAGTTTGACAAGCTGAAGAACTTCGGAGATACAAGCCAATCGTTCGCAGCCTTTGTTCGAGGTATGAAGAAATGATCAATCCACCATCAAAGGATGTATGTTTGTATTTATCTCGTTATTACAACGAGCGAACAGGAAAACAATTCGAAAAGCTGTCATGGATGTGGCTTCTCTGTTGGGGGTTTTACGATCATTGGGTAGAAGACTGGTTACAAACAGAGGATTAAATATGGCAACCGCAACAAAAAAAGTGGCAACAACTCCACCCAAGAAGGCAGTGGCAACAACTCCAAAAAAAGAGAAGGTGGTAACGTTACCAGAGAAGATGTATTCCATGCCTGAAGAGGTTAAGGAATGGATAGACCAAGCCATGAGTCGAATGAGGCACATGCAAGGAGAAATCTCGCGCCTCAAGGAAGAGAACGCACAACTCAAAGCCTATAGGAAGTTCGCAGAGCATAGAATCTTGAGAAGCGAAGCAGAATAAGATAAACTTCAGGCTATGCACTGAAATATCGTGCGAAAGGACTGAAATCATGTCGTTAACACTAAAGTTATCAATTGGAAATAAACAATTTAAAAATATTGGGAGGAGAGTATGACTCCTAATAGGAAGGGCGCGGGGAGACCATCAGGAAGCCCCAACAAGGCAACATCAGACGCTAGGATAGCTATAGCTTCATTTGTGGATGGAAACGCTTATAGGCTCTCTGGATGGCTTGATCAAGTAGCCAATGGAGTTCCTAAGTTGGATGAGGATGGTAATCCTACAGGGGAGTATGTCATACCACCGAATCCAGCGAAGGCGTTTGACCTGTTCCAAAGCGTAGTGGAGTATCACATCCCCAAACTGGCAAGGACTGAGTTGACTGGATCAGATACAGCACCAGTGATCATTGAGCACAACATCAATGTGTTTGGCCAGTTGTTGGAGAACATCAAGGCTTCGAGGCAATCCCAATGAAGTTCCGCAAGAAGCCTGTGGTGATCGAAGCCACGCAGTGGTTCAAGATGGGAGATCACCCGATGGTCTATGAGGTCATGGGTAATCCCAAGGAGATCAATGGATGGATTAGGATTATTCCAACAGGAGAATACGCCATCAAAACCCTTGAAGGCCATCACATTGTCAGTACAGGCGACTGGATCATCACTGGCGTGAAGGGTGAGCACTATCCATGTAAGCCAGACATCTTTGAGATGACTTATGAGGTGGCAGAATGAACCACTTCAAGCATAGATGAGCGAAGTCATTGACGAAGTCCTCCTAGACCCCAAGACTCAGGAGGAGTTCTATAAGCTATCAGTAGTCGATCAGACAGTATTCCTATGGCAGTATCAGTGGCTGAAAGAGAAGGCGCATAAGCACCAGATTGAGCCATCAGGGGATTGGTGGAGTATTTGGCTGATGCTCGCTGGTCGTGGGGCAGGCAAGACTAGAGCCGCCTCGGAATGCTTGGCATGGTGGGCATGGAGTCAGCCTGGTACCCGTTGGCTAGTATCGGCTCCAACTTCAGGGGACTTGAAGGGCACATGCTTTGAGGGTGACTCAGGGTTGATGACCATCATCCCCCCAATGCTGATTGAGAAGTACAACTCCAGTCTGCATGAGATACACTTGACGAATGGATCCTTCATCAAGGGGATCGCAGCGTCCGAGCCTGAGCGCTTCCGTGGCCCTCAGTTCCATGGTGGATGGTGTGATGAGTTGGCAGCGTGGGAGTACATCCAAGAAGCTTGGGATATGATGCAGTTCGGCCTCCGACTGGGTAAGAAGACCAAGCTGATCTGCACCACAACTCCAAAGCCCAAAGACTTGATCCTTGATTTGGTCGGACGTGAGGGGGATGACGTGGCCATCACACGGGCATCGACCTACTCGAACATCAAGAATCTGGCGGAGAACTTCCAGAAGCAGATCCTTCAGTATGAGTCCACCAAGCTCGGACGGCAAGAGATCTATGCTGAGTTGATCGACCCAGAGGCGGATGGTATCGTCAAGAGGGATTGGTTCAGACTATGGCCAGATGGCAAGCCCTTTCCCAAGCTTGAGTATGTCATCCAATCCTATGACTGCGCAACCTCGGACAAGACATACAACGATCCTACAGGATCAATCACGCTAGGCGTGTTCAAGCCACTGGATGGAGGTATGTGCGTCATGGTGCTCGACTGTTGGCAAGAACACCTCCAATACCCTGATCTCCGCCCCAAAGTCCTTGAGGAGTTCGAGGTGGCGTATGGAGAAGGAAGGGAGAAGAAGCTCGTAGACGTGGTTCTGGTGGAGGACAAGTCCGCTGGCATCTCATTGATCCAAGACTTACAGAGGGCGCACATCCCAGTCATTGCATACAACCCTGGGCGAGCCGACAAGATACAACGCCTCTCCATCGTGGCAAACATCATCAAAGCAGGACGAGTGTGGGTGCCTGAGTCATCCGTCCGTAAAGGATACGTAAAGGACTGGGCTGAAGGCATGGTGAGCCAGATCTGCTCGTTCCCTGAGACGGCTCATGATGAGTTCGTGGACTGCATCAGCCAAGGGCTCAGATACCTCAGAGACGCTGGATGGATCAGCATTGACATGCCAAGGCGTGATCCTTATGATGACTCAGACATTTTGGATGCGGATGAGCATAACAACAGAAGCCGAGCCAACCCATATGCACAGTAAGGTGGCAACAACTCCACGTGGCAACAACTCCACTAGGGTTGAACATAATCAGGATAGAAGGCATAATGCAATCTATCCACTCTCATTCAGACCATGGCTAAAAAACCCACACTAGACGAAATGCGCCTTGCCTTGAGTAAGGGTAAGACTAAGCATGAGCACGCTCATGAGAAGGCTAGACTTAACGCCATCAAGATGCTTGGGTTACATGAAAAGAACACGGCTCAAGACCG